CCCGTCCGGGGCATTCTGACTGGAAACCTGCCGAGCAGATGGTATTGGCACAAACAGGTAACTTTACGGACCCGGAACGTCAGACTTATATACTTATTGATTCAGTTAACGGGAACAACTGTATTACATTTTTTGACAATGCCAACACTTGGGACCCGGAGCCGGCACAGATGAAGAGCTGGTTCGGCAAGAAGAAGGGCATGACTGTAGCCGGTATTAATGCGGACAATTACTCAGCCGTTCTTCAGGACATCATCATGACCGGGCTTATCTTTCAAGTTGACGAGATCACCGGACAGACAGTTCGTGTACCTTTGGACAAAGGTGAATGGGTTTCAGGTAAGTACGCCTACTATGACCGGGTGTCACATAACGGGGCTTTGTGGTTGTGTGTTGATGATAACGGAACGACAACAGAACCGTCAGATGATAATCCGGCATGGCTGAAACAGGTGGCGGAAGGAACAGCCGGTGCCACAGGCCCGCAAGGTGTTCCGGGAACACCGGGGAAGGACGGCATCACCTACTATACATGGATCAGGTATGCCGACAACGCACAGGGCGGAGGGATCAGCAACAATCCTACGGGGAAGACGTATATCGGATTCGCCTACAACAAGACAACCGCTGTGGAGAGCAACAATCCTTCCGATTATACATGGAGTGAAATAAAGGGAGAACAGGGCGTTCCCGGTGTCGCTGGAGCTGACGGAAAAACTTATTACACATGGATAGCTTATTCGGATAACGCGGACGGTACGGGTATGTACCAGCAGCCGAACGACAACACCAAGTATATAGGCATAGCAGTCAATAAGGAGACCGTCACGGAGAGCAGCAACCCTTCCGACTACACATGGTCGCTGTTCAAAGGTAAGGACGGTGCTGACGGTTTGTCCGTAGTCGGCGGTGGTCATTGGGAATCGTCCAAGGTCCCGTACAAAGCCAATACAATGGTCACTCTTGCCAACTGTGTCTTTTTATCCAAGGTGGAAACCTCCAATCCTCCCATCAGAATATTGCGTGTCAAAGGTGGCAATTTCTTAAGGAAGAAGGACGGTGGTTACTATCTTGCCGGGAAACCTGCCGACTGGGAGGTTAACGAGGATTGGGATATGTTGCTTGACGGGCGTGAGCTAAAAGGCGAGAGCATCACCTTCCTGGGTGAATTCGCATCCCATCCGTCCAATCCCAAGGAGGGTGACAGCTACCGAAATACGGCTGACCATTGTACTTACATATACCGGAATGGTTTGTGGATGGTCATGGTCAAAGACGGGACTGACGGTAAGGACGGCAAAGGTTACGAGTGGATCTACACCCGTACCAACATCATCGGCCTTACCCCTGACAAGCCGGATTCGAAGCAGCAGGATGATTATATACCGGAAGGCTGGACAGATGATTTTCTTGGCGTGGATGCAGACCATCAGGTGGAATGGGCGTGCAAACGTGTGAAGCGTGATGGAGTATGGAGTGAATGGAGCACTCCGGCCCCTGTGCACCGTTGGAGTAAGGACGGGGAGTCGAATATCATGGCCGACCTTGACAATGAGATGGTGAGCGTCGCTCTTACCAGTACCGGTGTTACTACTTCCGCACAGTCATGGACTACCCATGTATCCATGTGGTACGGTACCGAGAAACTCACCCTTGAGACTTTAACAGTCAGCACGCCTGCCGGTTTCACGGCAAGCACAAGCAAGGCCACCGGAGCGGTGGCGATATCCGTCGCTGCCGGAAAGTCGGTTCCGGAACAGAATACGGTCACCATCACACTGGCTGCAATGAAGAACGGGCAGCTCTATACCCGTGAACTGACTTTCAAGATAACCGGTGTCCGTGGCGGGGCGGACGGTTCCGATGCGGTAATTTATAGCCTTGTCACTTCGGCCACGATGGTCAGCAAGAACAAGAACGGCGGTTACAGTGTAGCTTCGGTATCCTGCCGGCGTATGAAGACAGTCGGTGCGGTCACTACGGCCACAACGGACGGGGAGTTGAAGTACAGTCGTGACGGTGCGGCCGAGGTTCCCATCGGTGATGGTGTCGGGGTGGCTTCCGGTAATTTTACCAGTAGCTTGAAGTTCGTGTTCTACGTGAACGGTCAGGCGGTTGATGTCGAGACTGTCCCGATGGTTGTGGACGGCAGTGACGGAAAGGATGGTGAGAGCATCACAGCAGCCGGTCATTGGGAATCCGCCAATACTCCGTATGCCAAGAACAGTACAGTATCGTTTGCCGGAGGATCTTACTTAAGCAAGGTTGAAACCTCCAACCCTCCGATTAAAATCGCCAAGTTCAGAAACGGCAGACTCCGCAGGAAAAGAGACGGCGGATACATCCTCGCCGGCAGATCTGCGAACCGGACGGTACATGCGGACTGGCAGGAGATGGTTGCTCCCGTCGGACCGTCGGCATCCTACTGGCTGGACAGTCCTGTCAGCGTGATCAACTTCACTTCAACAGGCACGCCATCCCCGTCTGGATTCCTTGTCACTTGCAAACAGAATGTGGCAGGCAATGTAAGCACGTGCAGCACGCTTTATCTGGCTGCACGCAAATACAACGGAAGCTGGCTGGCTCATGTAGGTGCGACACTGAACAGCCAGATATCCGTACCTGCGACAGCCGGATACACCCAGTTTGCCGTCCGGGCTTATAAATCAGCTTCCGATGCTGCTGCTTGGAATGACAATTATGTGGCCGAGAAGGGTGTGGGTGTTGCAAATGATGGTTCCATAGGAGCAACAGGAGCTACGGGTGCGTTCCCTTATGACAGAGGTGTATGGGCTTCCGGACAGACATACGTATGGAATGCAAAACAGCGTGACAAGATCATTCACAAAATAGGTGAAGTTTATTACAATTTTCTTGTGCGCAACTATGGAAGTTCTGTATCAGCGGCTCCTACATCCGCTAACGGAGATTCCAACTGGGAAGTCATGCAGAAATACAAAAGTCTGGTAACCGACATATTCCTTGCTGATAAGGCGAACATAGCCGGATTTATGTTCAAGTTGAACGGATACACATCGGACGGGGCACCTTACGGTATCATGCAGTCACAGGACAGCACTAACGGCCAGCCTAATCTGAGGATGGACACAAAGACCGGAGAGATTCTTTGTCAGAAAGCGAATATCACCGGGACTATCATAGCGACAAAGGGGACAATTGGCGGATTCAATATCGGTAATAATTTTATCGGCAGCACTAATATGTCGGCTGTAAATGTTGATAATTTGTTGCTGCAATACGACAAATTTGAAATGAAATACGAACGGTTCCAGTCAATAGACGGACATTTATACCAAGGTATTTTGGATACAGTAATTAGAAGTGGAAGTATAACTGTATCATCAACCGGGGATGTTTCAACAGCGAATGATGCTCTGTATGTAAGATGTGGAAGTTATATTTTTTCAGTCGGGCGAAACGGAATTCGCAAGTCAACGAATGGAGGAAGTACCTGGGTGGATTTATAACATTTAAAATATTAAAGTATGAGAATAAATTTTGCACAATTTCCTATTTACGACGGGATTAAGAAAGAAAAACTGATAGCCAACAACATCACTGAGGCCTACGGTGACTGGATATACAAGAACGTAGCGGGTTTGAAGGCGCATCTCCTTGCTGAGAAGATATTCAAATCTACTGCTGAAGGTGTCGAGATTGACGAAGAAGAGGTGGATATCATAAGACGCTCCACCTCCATGCTGCCCGGTCTGCTGGCTGATTCTTTGAATGATTATTTAGATAAAAAGGAGGAACAACATGAAAAAGGTATATTGTAACAACCTTCTGGCAAAGGTGCTGCTTGCGTTCAGTTCTTGCCATACGATAACAATCGGTCCGTTTGTTTTAAGCAAGCGACCGGAAGAGAAAATCACTCAGAAAGTGAGAAACCATGAGTGTACCCACGCCCGTCAATGGGTTGAGATGGCAGTTGCCATCGGTACAGTTATCTGGATCTTGCTGTTGTGTTTTGACCTTTCCGCCTGGTGGCTGGTACA